TAAAGCTATTGGAAAGCAAGACACGTACTTGCTTTGCAAAGATCCAGCGGAGTCGTTCTTCAACCCGAATACTACAAGAAGGCATTCTGACTTTCGGAAATATCACAGGAGTAAGAATGTAATCAATCCGGGGCAGATCCCCAATTGGCCTTTTGGACAAACCATCAAGGTTCAGTTTAATCCCCAAAATATGGGTGACTTGCTTAGTAATATGTGGTTGAGTATAAAAATGCCTAAGATCACAAATGGAAACTACGCGGATCAATTGGGAAGGCATATTCTCAAAAGTGTATCTATGTTCGTAGATGATACAGAGATGGAAAAGATAGAAAGTGATTGGGGAATTATATACGATGAACTTTATTTAGAAATGTCTGAAAAAGTAGCAAATAGATTTCTTGTAAACAGAAGTATTGGTTTTGATGACTCTACTACAACAGACTCTGTCTCAAGACTTGAGACAGATCTAATGATACCTACGCAGTTCTTCTTTGCTCGTAAATACGCGAGTGATGAGTACACAACTAATAAACCAAATAGACCCTACTTCCCTACATGTGCCGTACATAAACAGAAAATTGAGTTTGTACTAGAGTTTCATAATCAATCTTTCTTCACGGACACATTAGATACCCTCGTTCTAGATGATTTCAAACTTATTACTGAAGAAATCACAGTGAGCCCCGAAGAGAGGAATTATCTCAGTCACGATAGACAAGTTGTTGTAACTGATCTAGTTCGTAAACACCCAACGACTGTGAGTGAACTTGGTAAAACTATGATTCGTACAAACCTAGTCCCCAACATTCCTGTGAAATGCCTTCATTGGTTCTTGCGAAACACTAAGTTTGAAAATTTGAATGAAAGTGTCGCCCTCGAACCTAAACAGATAGGTGCTAATATTATTGGTACTAACGCAAACGATGACTCGGGATACTCAGTGGCTCTGTCACCCGATGGTACAACTATAGCCATAGGTGAACCCAAGTATGAGTTACAAGTTGATACAAGTCCTGAGGATGGAGAAATAGATAATCCCAATCAAAATAAGGGTCGTGTTAGGGTATTCAAATTAATCTCAGGAACTTGGACCCAATTAGGTACCGATCTGATTGGCGCAGGTGACGGAGACTTGTTCGGAACAACAGTTTCTTTATCTAACACAGGTACAGCCCTCGCTGTGGGTGCACCAATTCATGACAGCAGCAAAGGACATGTCAGAGTTTACCAATACAATGGGACAGCTTGGGGTCAATTGGGGAGTGACATTGATGGAGGAACTGTGGGTGAGAAATTTGGAACGTCGGTTTCTTTATCCAGTAATGGCACTCGGGTTGCCGTGGGTGCACCAGATTTTACCGAGGTTGGTTTTACGAATAGAGGTCGTGTACAGGTTTGGACCTACACTATTGGTCCCGGGTGGCAACAAACTGGTTCAAATATAGACGGTGCTGGTGGTGGTGATAAGTTTGGTTCAGCTGTATCTCTTTCCGATCCTTTCACGAGTGGTGGTAATGATAGTGTAGTAGCTGTGGGTGCCCCCGGTCATCAGTCAAGTAAAGGGCATATTAGAGCTTTTGTATACAATGGAACAGCTTGGGCACAACGAGGTGTTGATTTAGATGGGTCTGCGACAGGTGACGAATTTGGAACATCTGTGGATCTTTCTAAAAACGGTCTTTATCTAATTGGAGGTGCACCAAAAAATGATACCGGTGGCTCCAATGCTGGACATGCGCGTGTATTTTTCTATCATGCAGCTAGTGGTGCATGGGCGCAAATTGGACCAAATATTAATGGAATAGTTGCCAATGAACAATCTGGTACATCAGTGTCAGTTTCAAATACTGGTACACGAGTTGCTGTGGGTACACCAACCGCAAATCGCTCAAGAGCCTACAATTATTCACAGGTATCCAACGTACCCGCTTGGGATAGATTACATCGTGATATGGGTGGAACTGGGAGTGGTGGTTCCATGTCTATGTCCGATGAAGGTTTAAGATTAGTTGTTGGGTCCCCCACATTTAATGGTGTAGGTCAAACACAAGTATTTGATCTTCCCACAAACGATGAAGAGTTGTACTTTTGCCAAAATCGCTTCAACTTCTCATCTAATGTCAGCTTTGATGATCAATTAACCTTTTTCAACCCCATTATGAAAGATGCGAGTTTTTATATTAATGGAACCAAATTACCAAATGTTACAAATACTAATCACAACTATTTCAAATATTTAATTCCGTATAGGTCGAGATTATCCAGACCTATTAGGAATATCTACACATACAGTTTCTCGATGAATCCTATCAATGTGGAACCATCGGGAAACTTGGATTTTAGTCAGATTCAATCCGATAAAACAAATATCGAAGTGAATCTAGATACTACCAAGGTGGATACATCGTCAAACACGTATGCTCTCCACATGTATTATACCGGCTATCAAACATTTATATTTGAAGGTGGGCGGGTAGTACCTGTTGCTTATTAAACAGGGAACTCCTATGATCCTTGATGTAATCTATAATCTTATTCTTGATACACCATTTGATGAAATTTAGCTGTGCTAAAGTCGTATGAATTTCATGAGATGTACCTGGCACTGAATAAGGAAACTTCTGGGATCTACAAAATGGATCAAAAAGCTTTTTACTGTATCCATCTAAGCTAGATTTATAAGCGTAGTGTACAGTGAATATTTTACCATCACCCGTCTTGTAGGATGTATGATTTTTCTTAGCGTAATTAGTGATAAACCATTCGAGATTTCTCAATGAAATACCACTTGTTTTGTCTAGTATATTCAATAACTTGGATCGGTTGTCTTCTTCGCTGTAAAAGTTGTTTATTGATGTTAGCAGAATATCGGATTTACTCATTATTTAATAAGGAGTCTAAATCTATAAGCCTATTCGTTGAAAAAGATCTTTCACACGCTGGACACCCCGCAACATTTCTAAGACCGGGACCGTGGGTGTGACCATTGAAAGTCTCATGAAATCTCTGTTTAATTTTTTCACCTTGTTTTTGATGCTTCCCACAATACCCATTATGAATACCCTTGAAAGTACACCTAGAACCATCTGGTTTTGTTCCCATACATGTACTTGTTACAGAAACACATGGGATATCTTTTAGAAGTAGCTGTAACGAAATCTGGTATTTTTTAGATATCGTTTCTGCATACTCAGTCAATAAAAGATCCATACGCAACTTCAACTCTTCTTCTAACAAATCGGCAATTTTTTCATTAAGACTCATGACTTATCTATTTCTTGTTCGTAGTTTTTAAATATGTCTTCAATACTTTCTTCTCGTTGAACACGAGCATTTTTTATACGATCTTTAAGATCCGTGATTTTACCGTCAAAATCTAGACCAAGTCTTTTACATTCCTCTATCAAATCCACTTTCTTCATCGTACTTAGGGGAGGTTCACGTTTCTTTGGTGGTGGTTTGCATTGAGTAATCAACTCACCGAATATTTCTTGCTTCGTGTTCTCATACAGAGGGTCAAGTAGATCGCATACAGGGTTTAAAAATTTATTGATGAAGTAGTACTTATAATCAACTGGGAGGTTTTGCTCTTCAACGTATTTTGGATCTTCGGATTTTTCAAAAGCCTTAGCTTTAGGGTCACCCGTGTTCACGAGTAGGTATGGAACACGGTCACCGGATTGTGGCTCAGACCCGGGTTTACGTTGCCTCATCTTATTAACAACCTGTACATGTGCTTGATTGATATTACAACTCTCCGGACTTGTTATAGACACGGATTGCCCAGATACCTTATAACTATCAGACAAAGATTGACTCAAAATCAATTTCTCATTTGAAACATCACCAGAAAGGAGTTCAACTGCGCGCTCTTTTGCAAGCTCTTTTGGTGGTCCCGGGTCACTTGAGGTCAGTACAACATCTAGGAGTTCCTTACACACCTCTCTGACATGGGGTGTATTATCTCTACGAACAACTTGGAGACCCTTAATGTCAATATAGTCCATGTTCATATTACCATCCCTACCCTTCGTCCACAATTTAGCAGCATACCTCTTCTTTGAGTACAGGAAATAAGGCCAGTATACCTTCTCAAGCTCTAGATTGTTAGGCTTTTTGAAGAGAGCTGAGCACTCTTCGGCAGCTCTCTCACCAATCTCCCAGCTATACTTAACAGCTTCTTCACCCTTGCGATCACCCACATCAAATTCAACCATGACTGAATCTGTGTCACCGTATCTCACCTTTGAACCCGGGAAGTTCTTTTCAACATAGTTCTTAGTCTCTTCAATCATAGCCCGTCCACGGAAGGTCGTCGTAGACGCAATAGGTACACATGGAAGAATACCTTTGCCAGCACCTGTAAACCCATAGACAGAGTTCATACTGATTTTGTAAGCCAACTGTTTACCATTGTAGACCTCCTTCATATAACCTGTTGCAGCTGCCATATCCTTCTTAGCCTTTTTACGAAACTGCTTAAGCTCAAGAAGAATCGCCGGTAAGAGACTCGGAACATCTTGTGCAAACTTGTAGGTCTTTTGACCAATCTTGAATGTTTCGTATTCAATACCAGGTATGTTGCCGTAGTCCTTCTCATTCATAACATACGAAGAGTAACAGAGGTTGTGAGCCATCATAATAGATGGGTACAGTGCTTCAAAATCTAGGGCAGTAATCGGAGTATAATACGCACCCTTTTGGGCTTCTAGAACCGTTGCTCCTTCGTATTGTTCCTCGGGTAACTGTCCCCAGCGAATCGTTGGTACCATAAATCCCATTTCACGAGCCTTCTTTGTAAGTTGGGAGAAGACCTTAATCTGCTGTCCCCGTTCAACGAGAAAACAGAGTGGTACCCAAGTAGCTTTAGCCATCTCAAGGAGATTGAGTAGGATACACATCTTCTTCATGAGTTTATGTGGTAGCAGTGTATCCTTGATACAGTATTCCGCAACTTCTCGTAGCTTCACGGGATCACCCTCTAGATACCGAGCAAACATTTCCTTTGGAGCCATGTCAATCTTTTGATCTCCAAGATAGAGTTTGGAAACTTCATTAAGTTTGTAACTATCAAGTTTGTAACCCTTCTTCACCTCATGGAACAAATCAAAAATGAAGCGACCACTCATAGGAAGAAGCTTCAGTACATTATCACCCAACGCACTTGAACTCAACTTCTTAATGGAAATCTCACATGTTTGTGATTTCAATTTACCCATCTTGAAAAATTCGGGATTACAGCCAGTAATAAACGCCCTTGTGTAAATGTAGTTAAGATCAAATCCAAAAATATTCCAGCCAGTAATGATGTCTACATCTTTCTCATGTATATACTTCTGAAATGCCTCAAGCATCTCTCTTTCAGTATCAAAACTAATGATAGTAGAACCATCTAAATTTGAATCAGTTTTCTTGTAGCAAAGGCATGTTTTATCGTAGGGTTCATCGTTACCAAACTTACACAAAGAAATAGCAATTTGGAAACACGCGTCACCTCTTACATCCGGATCTGGAAATTTACCAGTAGAACTGTTACACTCAATGTCAACTGATGCCACAACAAATGGAGCAATATCATCACGTGCGACGGGCTTTAGGGTCTTCCAGTCATTACAGAAAAGATCAATGTCCACCTTGGCCAAATGTGTACGAACACAATTATCACCAGAGTTTAACCAACCAGTTGACTGAATACCAGTTCTATGCATCAAACGAAGTACGGGGTCAATGTTAGATTCAAAAACTTTGAATCTTTCAGTACCATATGAGAATTGAATAGGATTCTTCAACATATAATCAACGCGGCGACGACTCGCTAGATTCTTAAAGTCCAATTTCATATAGGAAAATTCCTTATTATTTTGAAAACCCCAAACATCCTTAGACCTCATAATAGAATACGAAACCAGACAGTTGGGACTCTTTTTATCCAGAACTCGGTAGATTTCCTGAACCTTTTGTTGCGTGACATGTTCAGGAAGCTTGACGAAGAAGTATGGTGTAAACGCAGTTGTTACACAAATAGATTTACCATTCTCAGTCTTACCAAAAATACTCACTAAATGTTCCTCGTCTGTGTCAACTGTTTCCCATGTGAGTGCCTGAAATTCAACACCCATCCCGATATGTATACATTGAGCTAAAATTTTAATATCGTTTACTAATAAATGTCAGCTGCTTTAATTGACCTCGTGTCGGTGGGTGCCCAGGACGTCTATATCACTGGTCAGCCCGAGGTGTCGTTTTTTAGACAAAATTACAAGAGGTATACCAACTTCGCGATCAAACCAGAAAGGCTCGATTATATCGGTACCTTCGGAAGTGGTAATGAGGTTACCATTCCCATCAAGACCAAGGGTGATCTCTTGAGTTATGTGTGGATTGAGGCTGAGAACATCGGTGGCGTCGGTGCCGCTGATACCGGTTTCTTCGACAAGGATGATTCCACTACCACTGAATTCCAGCTTTGGATTGGTGGCCAAAAGGTTTCCCAGATTGATTCCCTCTACATCCAGGGTGTTCATAACCTTTTGTACAAGGATACTCAAGCCAAGGCTTCTTGCGCTCTCACCCTTGATGAGTGCCCCCAGAATGCCCTCGGTTCTTCCACTTCCGCGAACCACTACGTTCTCCCCTTCTTCTTCTCGGACGACTGGACCAAATCCCTTCCTTTGGTTGGTCTCCAATATCATGATGTTGAGATCAGGGTGAAGTGCAGGAATGGCACATTTGCTCCCAGCAACGTAAAGGTATTCGGTACGTATGTGTACCTTGATACACCCGAGCGCGATTTCTTCGCCAACAATGAGCATGAGATTCTCTTCACTCAAACTCAACACCAACTCATGAGTGCCGCGGATACCGAGGTTGATCTTACTTACTTCAACCACCCAGTCAAGGCCGTCCACGTTGTTTCTTCGGAAGCTGATACCAATAAGTGGTCTACTAACTGGACTTTTGATACCGCCACTCTCTATATTAACGGTACACCTCTCTTTGAGAATATGTCCGCCGCCTTCCACCACAACGTTGTCCCAGAGATGCACTGCTCTGTCCTCCCTCAAGATGCTCTCAGCACCGTCTCCACCTTCACTTGGCCTTTCTGCATAACCATGAACAAGTCTCAACCAACTGGAACCCTAAATTTCAGTCGTATTGATACGGCTAAGTTATCCCTCGCGGGTACTGGCACCAGGAACGGTAACATGGTTCGCGCGTACGCCGTAAATTACAATATTTTACGCGTAAAGAATGGCATGGGTGGTGTCGCGTTCGGAAACTAAAGTACCTAAGTTAAAGTTTCAATAGTAAAATTTAAGTAAAATGGTAAAATCTTCCTCACGACCACGTAAGGCTTCCAAGTTCACAATAGATCTTGGACCCGAAATTGATAAGGTTGTCAAGAAGAAAATCCACACACGTGATGTCAAAATCAGAAAACAGAAAGTTATTATTTTGGGTCTCAAAAAAGAACGCGATGAACTCATTACTAGAAACAGTGAGGTGAATGATTTAAAGATGAAGAAGCAAAAATCGCACATCTCCAGTCTCAAAACCATAGTAGATGACCTCACATCAAAGTTGAAGGAGGCGGAAGTGAAGTTAT